TTATAGACAACCGATAGATTCCATGAATCCTATTTGTTTTCTATTAATATTGTGACTCTTTAAATTCTTCGGATAATCGAAATATTGCTCCTGATTATTTTTTTCAATATGGATTGAATATGGAATAGTTTTCACTATCTTTGCAGTGTAACCAGGAGCTTGATGGCAATAAATATTGTCATCGGGCTCTTTTTTTATTGTCATATCGTGGCAATGGATTTAAGTAATTCTGCAACAATGACGCAAGTAAATAGACATATCTTTGAAGTAGTATTATAATCAGATAAACAATAGACAGAATGGAATTAAACGACTGGTTGACTATAATCGGGGCTTTCGGAGGATTGGAGGCTGTCCGTTGGGGTGTCACGTTCTGGGTGAACCGCAAGACTAACGCACGGAAAGAGGATGCGTCCGCCGATTCAATGGAGGATGAGAACGAGCGCAAGCAGGTTGACTGGCTGGAAGAACGCATCGCCCAGCGTGACGCCAAGATTGATGCGTTATACGTTGAGCTTCGTAATGAACAGTCTGATAAGCTGGCATGGATTCATAAGTGCCACGAGCTGGAACTGCAATTGAAAGATGCCGAACATAACCGTTGTGACAGGCCCGACAGCGAATGCGGCCGTCGTATTCCACCACGCAGGGCTACATTAATTAAAGATAAGGAGGAAAAGAAATGAAGTTTTTTACGATTGCGGAACTCTGCAAGTCAACGACTGCTGACCGCTTGGGTATCAACAACAGATGCAGACAGGAGCATGTGACTGCTCTGACTGCCTTGGTAGATAATGTGCTTGATCCGTTACGCACATGGTGGGGAAAGCCAATAACAGTAAACAGTGGCTATCGCTGTCCGGAACTTAATGCAGCTGTCAAGGGAAGCAAGACCTCGCAGCACATGAAGGGGGAAGCTGCTGATATTGACACTGGGGACAGACAGCAAAACAAGTTGTTGTTTGAGTATATCCGAAAGAACCTACCCTATGACCAGTTGATTGACGAGTCTAACTTCGCTTGGGTGCACGTCAGTTATCGGGCTGACGGAAATAACAGGATGCAAGTTCTTAAGTTGTAGACTATGTTGGTTAGAGTTATGAACTGGGTAAGCCGACATATATTGCTGGCTCCTTTTATGTGTTTGTTCCTGTTGTTCGGATCATGTGGCAGCTCGCATAAGGCTGTCAAGTCCGATGTAGAAGTAATCAGCAAAGATAGCGCCAGTGAATCTGTCAACATCGTACACGGATCAAGTACCTCTTTGAGCGAACTCATTACTACTAATAGTAACTATGTGATTGATTTCTGTATCTATGATACCCGAAAACCGCCCGATAGCCTGACCGGGAAACCTCCGTTACTGGCTGATGGTCACGTAGAAGGTGATTTCAGCAAGAATAGAAAGAAGGAAACTGCAACCAATGACAGTACGGAGGTAAAAGCTGACAAGGAAACCACTTCCGATATTCATGAGAAAACCAAGACTGAAGGGGTAAAAGAGAAAAAAGAATCCACTTTACTTAAACAAATTGGTTTTGCCTGTGTTTGTGTAACCGTTTTGATTGTCGTTATGCTGATAGTAAAACATTGGCGCAACAGACAATCTTTATCATAAGACTTTAAATTTATAAATTGAACTATCCTGGCTCGTGATAAGTCAGGATAGTTGTTTAAATACAATTTTCCAATTGGATTACACAATCAACTGAAAAGAATAGAATTTTATGTAAATCTGTATAAGGAATATAGCTATTTGAAATTAAATGAATTAGAAAAATCACCTTGTTTGGAGGTAATGATTTGGCAACCGTCTCTATTGCTTTGTTTTACTTCATAGAGTAACTCTTTCAAGTACAAAAGTAGTATTTTTTTCGATACTATACGAAGGTTACCAAATTAAATTTTATATTTTTGCAGCGTATAAACAACGATGTGCAAAACATAATATGTGCAAGAACTGTATAAAAGAGGCATTAGCAACAAGAGGCATCAGCCAAACGGAATTGACAAATAGATTTGGAAAGACTTTCAATATGGTCAATCTGTATGCATCAAACAAAGTGCAACCTCCCATTCCTGTGCTATATCAAATTGCAGATATTCTAAAAATGGATGTACGGGAATTGTTGTTACCTAATAATGGAATCACTCAATCTTAAACGTACAATGTATTTGACAGAAGACGAAATAAGAGATAACGCAAAAGTTATACTTGGCTTTGACGAAAAAGACCCTAATGTGAAGCAAGGAACAGGGCAAATAACAACTTTCAATCAATTGGGCTTTAAAGGCGTGTCAGACAAGCCTGATGGATGGTATCTGCCCAATGACAAGCAAGATATAGCTATTATTTTGGAAACGAAATCTGAGAAAGAGGATGTCTTTTCAGAAAAACACTATGCGGAATTAGTAAAAAATATAGAAATAGCAGCCCTGCAATACAAACGTGTGGTGGGCATTCTTTACAATGGAACAGATGTCCGTGTTATAAAGTACATCAAAGGAAGCGAACAATATGAAGAAATAGCGGATGTTGCTAAAACACTCCAAAACAAACGATATTACATCGCTCTGTTCAAGGAGAATCGGATTAATAAACAGTTGATATATTCGCTTACTAAGAAAATAAACGATTGCTTGCATGTCCAATTTGGTATAAAGAATCTATACCATAGGATGATTATCACAGCTTGTGCATTGGTAGCAAAAAGATATGGAGCAATGCTTGAAAAGGGAATGGAATATTCTCTCATGACATCTTCCATACTGAATACCTTGTCTAAATCACTCGAAAAAGACCGAAAGCATAACTTGAAATTAGACCTTCTTGTTGAAGTCTATTCAGAAATAAAGATGAATATGACAAATAACCAAGAGGCAATAGACAACTTCATAACGTGGGTCTCTGAAATTTCTGATTGTGTCAATTCCGATTATTGGAACGGTGAAGATGTAATGGGAATATTCTTCAACGAGTTTAATCGTTACAAGAAAAAGTCCGAGAGCGGTCAGGTGTTCACACCGGACCATATTACTTCTTTTATGTATAGACTTATTGAGGTAAACCAGCACGACCGAGTGCTTGACGCAACATGTGGCTCAGGTGCTTTTCTTGTGAAGGCTATGTGTAATATGGTGAAAGAAGCTGGCGGTGTAAACACCTCGGAAGCAATGACGATAAAATCAAGCCAATTATTCGGAATTGAGTTTGACAGGGAAATTTTTGCGCTCGCCTGTGCGAATATGCTCATTCACAAAGACGGGAAAACAAATCTTGAACAGTTAGACACACGCACCGAGGAGGCTTGCGAATGGATTAAGAGCAAGAAAATAACAAAGGTGTTGATGAACCCTCCATACGAACGAAAGTACGGATGTTTGAAGATAGTAGAAAATGTATTGAAATCTGTACCTGTTGGAACAAAATGTGCATTCATCTTGCCTGACAAAAAATTAGAGAAAGATAATACTGATAAAAAGTACGGCAACAAACTTTTGAAAAACAATACACTCACGACAATAATTAAACTGCCTGAGAATTTGTTTTTCGGGGTCGGGGTAACAACTTCTATCTTCGTTTTTGAGGCAGGGAAACCACAAAATGGACGCAATATCATAGGTTATTATATTGAGGAAGACGGTCTGGAAACTGTGAAAAACCAAGGTCGTCAGGACACGAAGAACCGCTGGCAAGAAAAAGAAAACTACTGGATTGAAGCTATTAGGGATGGAGCAGACCCTCTATATGATACCCGCCAGATTATCGCCCCATTAGAACATCTTTCCTATCAAATGCCAACCGCCCCATTTGAAATATTTGAGGAAGATTTCGTCAAGACTATGATGGACTATGAAATGTTCCAGCGTGGAATTGATTCTAAAGATTTTTGCGAGAAACTGTTAAAGAAAGTCCTATATTCCAGTTTAATAGAAGATACAGGACAACACATTAATATTTCTATAAATAAAGACAACAAATGAAACAAATAGATATTTTAAACTGGCATGAATTTGTAATACGGGATTTATTTGAAATCAAGAGACCTGAAGCAAGAAGCCAAATGGATTATGATGAAGGTGAGGTTCCATTTGTTGCTTCTGGTAATTTCAATAATGGTGTTCTTAAATATCTTAAACCCAAAAATGATAAAGACATTGATTTAGGAAATTGTATTACAGTTAGTCCAATAGATGGTAGTAGCTTTTACCAAGAATGTAATTTTCTTGGTAGAGGTGGGGCTGGAAGTTCAATCATATTGCTATACAATCCAAAATTAAATAGGTATAATGGTAATTTTATTGCTACTGTTATTCGTTCTGTGTGTAAAAAATACATGTATAGTGATATGGCCAATAAAGATGTTATTGGCTTAGAAAAGATTAAACTTCCTGTTTATAGTTCTAGTGAGCCAAATTGGGAATATATGGAGCAATACATGAAAAACATCGAATCTCAAGTACGGATGTCTATAGATAAGTTAACAAATGTTATAGGGGGGGGGTAAACGGTTAAATATCAATGCTTGGAAAGACTTTGCGGTTGGCGACTATTTCAGTGCCATCAATACAGGCAATATTCTAAGTCGTGACATAGTAGATGGTTCGGGTTCTACTCCCTTTGTTACTGCAAGCAGTGTTAATAATGGTGTGGCGGCTTACATTGATGCTTCCAACTATGAAATAATCAAAGGCAATTGCATCCTGATTGGCGGAAAAACATTCACACTGACTTACCAAAAGAATGATTTTGTTTCTAACGATAGTCATAACATAGCTCTATATAGTAAAAGTGTTAGCAATGAACAAGAGTTACTTTATATTATCACTGTATTGAGTTGTTCCTTAAAACACAAGTACAATTGGGGAGATGCTGTAACTAAAGACAAACTTCTTGCACAAAAAATCAGTCTGCCTGCTGATAACAAAGGAGAACCCGATTGGGGTTATATGCGAGATTATATACAATCCATTCAAAAGACTATTTCGTGTTCTCCAATCTTAGTGTAAAAAATAGTTTATTATCTTATTATAGTGATATAGCAACACTCAGAGAGGTAGCAAACTATTTGGAACTATTCAATGTGCATACTTGCTATCCCCTAATTGGATTTGTTTATATGTGGGGTAGAAGCCAATCTCATAACAAAAATTACTCCTTGTTTTGAGGATCTATTGTAATACACAATAATGTGACAACAAATATTTTTAGAAATAGGCAAATCCCTTTGAACAAATCCATTGGTATCTTGTTCAATAAAATGTGAAGTAGATTGTCAAAAACGAAACTAATCTGAACCGTTCCGGCTTGTGATAAGTAGGGACGGTTTTATTTTGATAATATTTCTGTTAAAAGATAACCCATGAATTATATGTTCCTTTATCTTTGCACACTATTAACATCAATTTATGTATCATGGCTGAAAAAGAATCTTATTCCGAAGAGGAATTGAATGAAATGATCGTATGGTTCAATAACCATGCTGATGAACTTCCCAAAGAAATGCAGATTAACAAAGCGGCTTTTACCCCGGATTTGAAACTTACTGTTGAAAGTTGTATCATGCAGGCTAAGCAATGTCTGGGTAACTATAAGATGGCCGGAGCTTTCCGGATGCTCCAACAAATCAGAGAGAACCTTGAAAAGGCGGCCCAATAAGCTGCCTTTTCAATATCCTTCTGGAAACTTTCTTTACTTTACTTCAAAACACACCGATACTTCACTAAGTTTGCCCTTATGTAGTTGATAAACATAACATTCTACCATGTCCCCTTTAAACTCTTGAAGTTTATTGTTTAAATACTCCTTTATTTCATTTTTACAGTTAAAATACATATTCCATTCTTTTAAAATCGGTTCATCTGGACCACTCCATACTTCTAACGTACATGGACAATTCTTTATAATTCTACTCATTATGAAATTGTTTATATAGATGCGACATTGCTTCTACATAATATAACCTCAAAGGTGTCATACAATTTATAGACATTATACTAAACAATAAACAAAGATTTCCGATATAAAAAAAGTGAGGGGAACCACCCCCTCACCAAAGTCAAACCAAGCACTAAGAATTATGTTCTACATACTTGTGACTGCAAAGATATGAATTTTCTCGGCATTATCCAATAAAAAGAAATCCCCATGGCAGCTCAACCATGGGGATCAGGTGTCATAAGAAACAGCCATTAACCAGTAATGGACAGTGAGCCTATTTTTTCTCCTATTTCTTTCAGTGCACGGTTGAAGATACCTATTTCCTCATGATTCAGCGTATAGACCTTTCCTCGCACCTTATATCCATTTATGCGCTGATACAGCCAAGATGCACTCTTTCCAAAGTAGTTTCTAGCAATATAAGCCAAAGGCAATATCTCAACAGCCTCTTTTAGCTGTTCCCTGATTCTTAATTCCCGTTCTATGACATCCATACTGTTACTGATATCCTCCAGTCCCTGCATCATAAAGTTTCTGAAGATGGTTTTCTCTTCATCCGTCAACTTCATTGCCTTTATTTCCGCAGACAAGGAATCAAATCTGGCCTTGCTTTCTTCGTCCGTTTTCCCTATATAGGTTTTCAGTTCTGCTAATTTTTCCTGTAAATTATCCATATCGTATAGTTTCAAAACCCCTCCCAAGAGGGGCTTTTTGTTAATCTTTCATCTTCAATAGATTGCCCAGCCTATCGAGCAAAATGTTCATCTGTCGTTCATACTCTTCAGAAGTTGGAGCAATCACCGTTTTCAAACTTTCATAGTCTGAAATCATTTTTTTAACTTTCTCAATTTCCTGCTTTAGCTCTTCATCTGTCATTGATTTGTGTTTAATGGTTAATACTCTGTTTCTTTATGACGATACAAATTTACATAATAAAAATATTATGTGCAAACTTTTAAAGAAATTATTCTGCCTTTTATCATATTTATTTCAGATTGTCCAAAATCATCCTGATAGCTTTGTCCGCGTGTACTTTCATTATAGACACATAATTGAATATCGGGCGGTCTTCCTTCATGCTTTGCCCTATGCAATACTCCAATGTGCTCAAGGGGATTCCCAAGTCGAAGCCGTGCTGGACAAAACTTTTCCTTGCAGAGTACAATGTAAAATCATGCCTTATACCTACTTCAAGAGCCAGGTTCTTCATTTTCCTTGTCAGAGTATTATAACAGCTCACATAAGTTCTGTATTTGCCGAAAACAAGTTTCCCAGTCTTTTTATCCATATACTTCATGATAAGAGGCATAGCTTCATCGGGAATTGTGAAACACACCATGGAATTTCCCTCTTTGGTGTTTCTGGTCTTTCTCCTTATATAGTTCACCTCGTCAGTATTCTTGAAATTATAATCCAGCATGTCAACCAGATTCATACCCGCAAGATAGTATGTCAGCATGAAGATATCACGCACTATCATCATGTTATGTTTCTTCACATCAAGATCTCGTAACCTTTTCAACTGCTCCACGGTGATGAAGGTTTCACGTTTTCTGGATGACGGTACTTTTGCGGTGACGAACGGATCAACCTTGAAATTGACATATTGCATCTTCTTCGCATAATTGATGAGTACCTTAAGCAAAGTGATATAGATGTTGATTGTCGTATTTGACAGACGTTGTTTTTTGAGAGCGCTTATATAACCATTAATTCGGATTGGAGTGATATGCTCCATAGGCGCCCCGGTTCCTGTGAACTGGATGAACTTGTTCGCTGCCAGCCTGTAGAGTTTATATGTCTTGCCTCTGTCCTCTTCATCTATCTGTGAAAGGTATTCATCCACCACCTCTTCAAATGTATGGCATTTGTCCCTGCCATTGTCTGTGATGAGCCTGACAAGCTGGGAACATGTCAGGCAATTGGAGAATTCCAGTTCCATATACCTCTCAAAATATTTATCACATATTTTTTTAAGCCGGAGATTCAGGATATCCTTGTCTGGGCGTTTCACTACCCTACCCTCTTTAAATTCACTAATCGAATCAATGATTATATCAGTGGGGATATATCTGGTTTGTCCATTGTGGGAAACCATCACTCTCACCTTATGTTTTCCTCCTGTTAATACTTTTGCAGGAACGATTACCAATGAAAAATTTGCCAT